AAGATTTGTATGAATCCATAATTAAGGATAAATTAAGAGACATAATGAAATGATTAATTACCATGGAGAAAGAAGAAAAATCTAATTTTTCTAAAAATGGTATAATTTTTTCTTTATAAAATAAATTATCTATAAAATATAATTCAGAACTATATTTAAGTACATTGACTGTTTCTTCAATTGTTGGTTTATGAAGATTATATTTATCAACAATCTCTTTAATTTTATTTATATCGACGGTACTAGTTATATAAATAATATTATTAAGTATATCAATACCTCTTGGATAATATCTATTACCAGTGATTAATTTTTCATTACTAGCATTACTTAAACTTGTAATAGTTCTAGTGATACTAGTTAATGTAGAGTGTGCTGTTGGGTTATGAAGTATACATGCTTCTTGAGCAAATGCACCAGATAAAGAATTATTATAAATCTTCATTTGGTTTTGTT